TGGGCGAATGTGGTTTGGGATACTGATGTGCGCGAAGTACCACATCCGATTTATGGGTTAGATGATCCGCTCAGTGCTATTTATGTTTGCCCTAATTGCGGTATCGAATGGGATGACAACCAGCGCCAAAACAATGTACGGGATACTTGTTTTAAAGCCTACGAGTCAGGTGACAAGCTAGCGGGCTGGCAGCCTACGGGTGAGTTTCATGGTCGCGCTGGGTTCACTGGTCTCAGTGAACTTTATGTGTGTATACCGGGCACCTCTCTTGCTGAGGTTGTCGTGGATTTTTTAGGCGCCAGGGCTGAATCAGAATTGGGTGATGAACGCAGCATGATTAAATTCATCAACCAGAAACTAGGTGAGCCTTATGAATACAAAGATGATAACGCCACTGAAGAAGAGCTAAGAGCAAAAGTAGAAAGTTACCCTGAGTTGATCGTACCTCGAAAAGCATTGTTCATCACTATGGGTATTGATATTCAACGTGATCGAGTCGCCGTTTGTATTTATGCATGGGGTGCAGGTTTTGAAAGCTGGATTATTTATTTTGGTGAGATATGGGCCGCGAATAACATCAATGATATTAACGACCCAGTATGGACTGAACTGGATAAATTAGTCTTCGGCTGCTATCAGCATGATACCGGTGCTTACTTAAAAGTATCGGCAGCGAGTTTAGATACCTCGGATGGTGTCACACAAGGGGCTACTTATCACTACGTAAGATCGCGTCAAAAGAAAGGCGTTAATCTTATGGCGATTAAAGGCTCAAGTTCTAATGAATCCTTGGCCGTTACGGTACCCAAAAAGCTAGACCTCAATGTTACCAAAACCAAAGCCGCAAAATATGGTTTACAAGTATGGGCAGTCGGTACACAAACCATAAAAGATGGCATGGCCGGCGCGCTTAAACTCACCGGTAACGGTGCTGGGCGTTTGCATATATATGAAGATATTCGTGATGATTTCTATAAACAGATGACGGGTGAAATCAAAGCGCCTTCTAAGCAAATGCGTAATAAATTGGTTTGGCAGCAAAAAGCAGGTACCGCCATTGAAGCGTGGGACTGCACCGTTTACGCACGCCATGCGGCAATGGTTGAAAAACTTCATATCAAAAAGCCAGAGTGGTGGCAAAACAAAGAAGCGCAGCTGCTACAAGTCGACTTACTTAATGACGGTATTGTGGATGACACTGGTGTAGTTACCACTATCGATAATAACCCATCGGTAGACGAAGCAGTTATGCAGCTAAGTGAGCAAGAAGACAGCTCATCATCGCCAATCAAAGTTAACACTAATAAGCCGCAGCCTGCTCAAACAGGACCAACAACATCTAATATCACAGCAAAAAAACGCCGTTCTAGCATGGCTGATTTTGGGCGTTTAATGGGCTAATAATATTTAAGGATTAATATGTCGCAACAAATAACAGACGCCAAAGCTGCTTTGCATAACTTGATGATGGGGCGTTCTGTGGTGAGCATCCAAAAAGATGGGCGCAGCGTGCAATACACTGCCACCACTAAGCGAGATCTTGAGGCCTACATTAACTATTTAGAACAAAGCTTAGATAACAACAAACGTCGACGCCCTGCAGGAGTGTACTAATGAATCAACCGGTCGTCACAATACTGGGGCCAAATGGCCAGCCGGCACGCCAAAGCATGAATTATGATGGAGCAGGCGCGGGTTTTGGTGGCGTGTTACGCGACTGGACGCCCTCGCTTAAAAGTGCAGATGCTGCATTATTACCCTCATTAGATCTTGGTAATGCCAGGGCTGAGGATGTCGTACGTAACAATGCATTTGCGGCTAATGGTGTGCAAATGCACATTGATAACATCGTTGGTCACTTGTTTCGTTTAAGTTACAAACCCATGCATAAACGCTTAGGCATTAGCGAAGAAGACGCCAGGTCTTTTGCCACAGATGTAGAGCAGGCTTGGCTGGAAATAGCCGAGGACCCAATAGGCTGTCACTTAGATGCTGAACGCAAACGCACTTTCACTATGATGATCCGTGAGGGCGTGGGCACGCATACCCGTTTAGGTGAAATTACCGCTGCAGCTGAGTGGATAAATCGCCATGACTCACCCATAAAGACCGCGATTAAAATGGTCAGCCCTAAAAGAATGGGCAATCCACAAGGCAAAGCGAATACACAATCTCTTAGTGGTGGAGTGGAAACCAACCGGCACGGTGCGCCAATGGCCTATTGGCTGCGCAACAGTACGGCAAGCAGTTTAGGTTTTGGCAATGGGTTAGGAGATAACTGGCAGCGAATCAGTAAAACCAGCAAGTTTGGCCGGCTTAAGTTTATGCATATTTTTGAGCCAACCGAGTATGGCCAAAGCCGTGGCAGCAACCAGTTTCTGTCAGTGATGGAGCAAATGCACATGCTACCAAAACTGCAAAGTACCAAGCTGCAAAATGCGATCGTCAATGCGATGTATGCAGCTGTAATTGAATCAGATCTTGATACTGGCGCTGCCATGGAGCTGATCGGTGCCGGCGATGATAACAGTAAAACCCCGATGGAAATTTTTTTAGCGAACCAGCTTGAGTACCATCAAGGCGCAAATGTCCGCATGAATGGCGTGAAAATACCGCATCTTGTTCCTGGTGAAAAACTTAATTTACAAACTTCCGGTAACGTTGATAACGGCTTTGTCGAACTTGAAGGTTCTATTCTTCGTTGGATGGCTGCAGGGCTTAATCTTCCTTATGAAGCCTTTGCAAAAGACTATCGCAATAGTAGCTATAGCAGCGCAAGAGCATCAATGCTTGAAGGTTGGCGCTATTACATGGGTCGTCGCAAGATAATCGCCGGAAAGTTTGCCAGTATGATCTTTGGATTAGTCTTTGAAGAACTACTACACAGTAAACAAATCACTTTACCTCGTGGCGCTAATCGCGGTTTCTATGAAGCCAAAGGGGCTTGGTTAAATGCCAGTTGGATTGGCGCAGGCCGCATGGCCATCGATGGGCTTAAGGAAGTTAAAGAATCAGTGATGCGTATTGAAGGGGGGTTAAGCACTTATGAAAAAGAACTTGCGTTACTGGGAGAGGATTATCAGGAAGTTTTTGCGCAGCAAGTAAGGGAAAGTAAGGAACGGAAGGAGGCTGGATTACCTCCTGCTAGTTGGGTGAAAATGACCATAGTAGAGAATAGGGGTAAGGAGTTGATTGATTAAAGAAGCTTAATTTCTTCGTACTCTATAGAAGAATAATCCACCCCACACTCTTTTAGTTCATCTTCATAGTTTCCGCCGTGAATTTCAGCTTCGTTATTAATTGAATGTAAGATCACATATTCAATCATTGAATCATTGATTTGATCATCCTGCAGACTACGAGTGAGTGTACAAAGCTCAGTATTATGTGTGAAAGAAATATTAACAGTCGTCACTTTAATTACCTCAATAAGGAATAGAAAGATAAGACTAACCTGGTAAGAAAAAGTTCACAGAGAAGAGAAGCTTACTATTGAAATAGATTGGTAAAGGGGATTTAGTCTATAACTCGCTAAAGTGAAAAGCATGCCGGGTAAAACGTAATTTAATAATTGTAATACTTAACAAAAATCCTCCTAGCTCCTCCGCGAACAATTTACCAATATTAGAGAAACCAAATGAAAAACTATGCCCATATAGCTAGCCGAGTGCTTAACACTCCGCTACTGCTAGAGCCCAGTTACGCCCGTACATTCTTCAGCGCATTAAGCACACAGTTAAGTATTCATACACTGATAGATGCTGAGGGTGAGCAGTTAACAGGTGAAAAAATTCGTATGCCAGCGGCTAGTTATAGTAAAGGCCGTGATAGGGAGCGACCTTATGAAATCATAGATGGTGTGGCTGTAGTGCCCGTGAGTGGTAGCTTGACCCATAAGCTAGGCAGCTTGCGGCCATACAGTGGCATGACAGGCTATGACGGCATTATTGCTCAAGTAAGCCTTGCGATGGGTGATCTCGATGTTAAAGGCGTCATGCTCGATTGCG